TCCGGAACCGGCCTTCCCCCTGGTCAGCCCCAGCGATCGAGAGCTGGACCTCTGGGCCCGCCTCTGGGAGACCCCTCAGGCGGTCATGTGGGAACAGCTCAGCCAGGAGTTCGAAGTGGCGTCCTATGTCCGCCTCCTGGTCCGCGCTGAGAAGCCGGGGTCGTCGGCCATCATCTGGGGCCAGGTCAAGCAATTCGCGGAGTCTCTGGGCCTCTCCGTGTCCGGCATGGCCCGCAACCGCTGGCTGGTCGGGACGATAGACGCTGGTGAGGGCGAGTCGCCCACCCAGTCCGCTGTCTCGCCTGTCGCTGACCTGAACGCCCGGCTGAGGGCGGTCCAGGGTGGCTGACGGTAAGTGCCTGGTCGTGTCACTGGCGTGGATCGAACGCCATGCTGTCGTCCCTGACGGCTTTGACCAGGGCAAGCCGTTCACGATGCTGCCCTGGCAACTCAAAGTCGCCAGCAACATGTACACGGTCAAGGCCACGGCCCGCGTGGGCCAGAAGTCCACGGCCTTCCTGTACCGCCGTGCCCAGGTGATCATGCCCCAGAAGTCGGGCAAGGGCCCCTTCGCCGCGGCTGTCGTCCTCCTGGAGGCTGCCGGCCCGACCGTCTTTGACGGCTTCGCGGAAGGTGGCGAGACGTACCGCTGTTCCGACTGGGGTTGCCCCTGCGGCTGGTCGTACGCGTACGCGCCTGGTGACCCGATGGCGGTCCCCCAGCCGACTCCCCTGATCCAGCTCCTGGCCACGTCTGAGGACCAGGTGGCCAACGTGTACAGGCCGCTGAAGGCCATGATCAAACACGGTGAGCTGTCGTCCCTCATGAGCGTGCGCGAAGGCTTCGTGAAGGTGGGCGACGAAGGCCGTATCGACGTCGTCACCTCGTCCGCTCAGTCGCGTCTGGGTAACCCCATCACGTTCGCGATCCAGGACGAGACAGGCACGTACACAGCAACCAACAAGATGATCAAGGTTGCTGAGACGATGCGTCGCGGCCTGGCCGGCATGTCCGGGCGGTCCATGGAGACGACGAACGCGTACGACCCTTCCGAGTATTCGACAGCTCAGAAGACGCTGGAAGGCTCCGCAGAGGACGTCTACCGCTACTTCCCGCAGGCCCCTCCCACGCTGTCCTACCGCAACAAGGTCGAGCGGCGCCGGATCCACAAGGCCGTTTACGCGGACTGCCCCCATATCGACCTTGACGCGATCGAAGCGGAGGCCGCGGAACTCCTGGAGTCTGACCCCGGTCAGGCTGAACGGTTCTTCGGCAACCGCATCATGGCTGGTCATGGGGCCTGGGTGGAGGCAGCGCACTGGCTGTCACGCGCCAGCGACCGCGGCAAGCCGAAGCCGTCCACGTACAAGCTGATGAAGGCCCCGATCGTCCTCGGCTTCGATGGCTCCGACTCCGACGACTGGACAGGCGTCCGCGCTGAGACGATGGACGGCTTCCAGTTCACGCCTACGTACGGGCCCAGTGACCGCCCAACGGTCTGGGATCCCGCGGAGTGGGGCGGCCAGGTGCCGCGTCTGGAAGTGGACGCTGCGGTGTCTGAGCTGTTCACGAAGTACGACGTCAAGTTGATGTACTGCGACCCCCCGTACTGGGAGACCGAAGTAGACAACTGGGCGGAGCGCTACGGCGAACGGCGAGTGATCCGCTGGCACACGCGACGGGCCGTCCAGATGCACGCTGCGGCGGAGCGTCTCAAGACGGACGTGATCAAGCAGGATTCCAACTTCACGCACGATGGCTGCCCGGTAACGGAGCGGCACGTGTTCAACGCGCGCATGGCCGCGAGGCCTAGTGACCGCTACGTCCTGGCGAAGCCGGAGTTCAAACGAAAGATCGACATGGCAGTGGTGAGCGTGCTTGCGCACGAAGCCGCCTGCGACGCGATCGCCTCCGGCCTCCTCCGCCGTAAACCCCTTTACATGTCTGCCTGAGGAGGTGGCCGCCCATGGGTACCCCTGATCAGGCCCTGTCGCTGGTTCAGCGGCTGGAGATGGAGCTGTTGCGTCGCCGGCCTGGGATCCAGCGGAACTCCGACTACTACCGCGGCACGCAGGCCCTGACCTTCGCGTCCGACCAGTTCCGGAAGTTCCATGGAGACAGGTACAGGAACTTTGCGGACAACTGGGTCCCGGTAGTCAGCGACTCCCCCGTGGAGCGGCTGACCGTTAACGGTATGAAGCCGTCCGGCATGACGGAGGCAGACAAGGAACTCTGGCGCGTCTGGCAGATGAACGGCCTGGACGCTGACAGCCAGTTGGGGTTCCTGGGTGCGGTGAACTCCGGCCGGTCATTCGTCCTCGTCTGGGGCAACCCTGACGACGAGGAGACTCCAGAAGTCACCTTCGAGGATGCCGCTCAGTGCATCGTCGCCTACGCGCCTGGTTCGCGCCGGAGACGTGTCGCGGCCCTGAAGCGCTGGGACGATGGCGGTCGGTCGTTCGCGACCCTGTACCTGGCTGACGAGGTCTGGAAGTTCGAGCGGCCCATTCTCGGGACCAGTTCGAAGTCCGTACAGGAACGCGCCGTGGACGAGGAGCTGGAGAAGTGGGTACTCCGCGAGACTGCGGAGGAGCCGAACCCTCAGCCCAATCCGCTGGGCGTTGTCCCGATGATCGAGTTGCCCAACAAGCCGACGCTGTCTGAAGATCCGGTCAGTGACATCACTGGCGTGATCGCCATGCAGGACGCGGTGAATCTCCTCTGGGCCCAGCTCTTTACCGCGGCTGACTACGCCTCCTTCCCCCAGCGCATCGTCCTGGGTGCAGAGGTCCCAGAGATCCCGATCCTGGACGAGACAGGCCAGATCGTCGGGTCGCGCCCCGTGGACCTGGAGCGTTTCGCGGTGGACCGCGTCATGTTCTTCACGGGTGACGACGTCAAGGTCACGGAATGGACAGCCGCCAACCTGGAGGCGTACACGAACGTCCTTGAAGTGGCAGTGTCCCACATCGCTGCCCAGACGCGCACGCCCCAGCATTACCTCATTGGCAAGATGGCGAACCTTTCCGGGGACGCCCTTCTGGCCGCTGAGACTGGTCTGGTCAAGCGGGTCCAGGAGAAGCAACTCTGGTTCGGCCAGGCCCTCCGCGAGATGTTCCGCCTGATCGCCCTTGCGCAAGGCGAGGACGCGAAGGCGAAGGACATAGCCGCGGGTCAAGTCGTCTGGGCCGACGCTGAGTCGCGCTCGGATGCCCAGCTTGCGGACGCCCTGACGAAGCTGAAGCAGATTGGCTTTCCCTTCGAGTATCTGGCGCTTCGGTACGGCCTAACGCCTACCGAAGTCGCGGATCTCATGGTCATGAAGGAGAAGGAGCTGGCCGCGGATCCGATGGGCGCGATCACGTCGCTGATGGCGCACGATCCGGTCCAGGGGGCAGCCGCCCCTACTGAGGCGCCTGGCGGTGGCAATGGGCCTGAACCCGCTGTCCCGTAGACACCAGGAGAAGCGCGCTGCCCTGGCGGAGGCCACGGCCCGGAGCGTCCTCGCAGAATGGGCGAAGGTCAGTCCGGAGGCCGTGGCGCGCGACTGGGCACGGCTTCTCCCCCGCGTGACCGCGTACGTCCAGGCCGGCCAGCTCCACGCTGCGGAGGGCACCCAGACGTTCATGAAGGAGCTACTGGGACCCGATGCTGACGCGGCCCTGGTCGTCCCTGAACAGTTCGCATCTCAGACGCCCGACGGTCGCAACCTGATGGGCGTACTTGCACGCGCCATCCCGACGTCCATCCGATCCCGTTCCGCAGGCCTGTCCCCGCGCGCCGCAATGGCGAGGGGCGCGGCCTTCCTGGACATGGTGGTTCGGACGGTCGTCTCTGACACGGGTCGTCAGGCGGACCAGGCCGCAATGGTCGGAAACCTCTATGTGACCTCGTACGTGCGCGTGGTGGAGATGCCCGCGTGTTCCCGATGCATCATCCTCGCCGGCCGCGAATACAGCGTGTCGCAAGGCTTCCTGAGGCATCCGCGGTGCGACTGCACCATGGAGCCCGTGATGAAGCGCCGGAAGGCGCCTGTCATGGACGCCGAAGATCTGTTCGAGTCGATGACTCCGGACCAGCGCCGGAAGGTGTTCGGCGAGGCTGGCGCGAAGGCCATCAACGACGGAGCCCGTATCTCCTCTGTAGTGAACGCCCGTAAGTCCATGAACAAGGTGGAGATGTTCGGCCACCAGGTCCAGGTCACGTACGTAGGGACTGTTCCACGAGGGAAGCCGCGCCGGCCTCCGCGCCTCATGCCGGAGGAGATCTACCGGCTGGCGAACGGCGACCGCAATCAGGCGATCCGCCTTCTCCACAAAAACGGCTTTTTGCAGTAGCGCGCAAGGCGCACCGCTCCCGCTTCATTCCCTGGCCCACGCGCAAGGCGTCGGGTCTCCCCTGCCTGCCCCCGCAATGGAGGTTTCACCATGCCCGAAGGCGTTGACGAGACGACCCCCCAGACCTATCCGCCTGGCGAGGAGGCTGTCACTCCCCCGACCGGGGATGCGGTCCCCCAGGGCGGCACTGGCGAGGGCACGGACGCGGCCACCGCGGAGGGCACGGACGGCCTGGGTGACGCTGGCAAGCGCGCCCTGGACTCCATGAAGGGCAAGTGGCACACGGAGCGCGACAGGCGCCGCGCCCTGGAGGAGGAGCTGGAGTCCCTCCGGGCCCCGAAGCCTGCGGAGGACGGCCAGCCTGACGCGGACGCGATCCGTCGCGAGGCCGCGCGCGAGGCCGCAGCGAAGGCGAACGCGCGCATCCTGCGATCGGAGATCAAGGCTGCCGCCGCTGGCAAGCTGGCCGACCCCGCGGACGCGCTGGCACATCTGGACCCTGCCTCCTTCGAGGTAGACGAGAACGGCGACGTGGACGCGGAGGAGATCTCCGCTGCGATCACTGACCTTCTGACCCGGAAGCCGTACCTGGCCGCGAACAGCCGGCCCCGCTTCCAGGGGACTGGCGACGGTGGCGCCGCACGCAAGCCGTCCGGTCCGGCCCAGCTCACGCGCGCGGACCTGAAGGGCATGACTCCCGACCAGATCCACAAGGCGAAGGCCGAAGGACGCCTGAACACGGTGCTTGGCATCGGCAAGTAACGCATCCCCCTTACCCGTTGAACGGAGGCCCTCGTGGCCGTTGACACTTTCATCCCCGAAGTCTGGGTGGCTGACCTGGACGTGGCCCTTCGCGGCGCCCAGGTGTTCGGTCAGTCCGGTGTGATCAACCGCAACTACGAAGGAGAGATCTCCTCGTACGGCGACACGGTCCACATCGGCTCCCTGTCCCGCCCGATCATCAGCACCTACACGAAGAACAGCACGTCGATCGATCCGCAGACGCTGACCACGGCGGACCAGACGCTTCTGATCGACCAGAGCAAGTACTTCGCCTTCGAAGTCGATGACGTGGACAAGCGCCAGGTTCGCGACGGTGGCCGCCTCCTGAACCAGGCCGCGGACGAAGCGGCGTTCGGCGTGGCCGACGTGGTGGACCTCTTCCTGGCGGGCCTGATGACGGCCTCCGCGGGCAACGTCATCACTGCCGGCGACGCTGCGACTCCGGACGCTGCGTACAAGATCGTGCTGGCGCTGAAGCTGAAGCTGGACAAGGCGAAGGTTCCGACCGCCGGCCGCTTCGTCATCGTCTCGCCGGAGTTCTACGCCCTGATCCTCCAGGACGCGCGCTTCACGGACGTCGCCCGCTACGGCGACAGCAACGCGATCCGCAACGGTGAGGTCGGTCGCGTCCTCGGCTTCGACGTCATGGTGTCGATGAACCTGCCGGCCGGCACCGCTGGCACCGCTGGCGAGGTCTCGAACTTCGTCGTGGCCGGCCACGCCATGGCCACCACGTACGCGGAGCAGATCAACAACGTGGAGGCCTACCGTCCCCAGAACAGCTTCAGCGACGCGATCAAGGGCCTTCACCTGTACGGCGCGAAGGTCACGCGCCCGGAGGCCCTCGCGGTCATGGACGTGGACGTGACCACGGGTCTGCCTGTCTGACCTGGCTGAGTCACGGGGGCTGGCTGGCTGATGCTGGCTGGCCCCCTCTCCCCCATTCCCATTCCCCTTGAAGGAGGCCTTCGTGGCTGACGAAGCGTCGAAGCTGGTCCCGGTAGAGATCGTGAACGGCAAGGGCCAGACGGTCCGCATGACCCTGGAGGAGGACGGCGAGCAGCTTGCATACTTCCGCAAGCTGGTGAAGCGCGAGGACCTGGAGTCCCTGAAGGTCCTGACTCCGGCCGCGCGCAAGCCTGCGGCGAAGTAGGGCGGTGACTCCCCATGGCCCTTGATCCGCTGGCGTCTGTCGCTGACATGGAGGCCAGGGGCGTCACCGTGGCGGCCGGAGAGGCTGTCTTCCTGGCCGCTGCCCTGGACAGTGCCTCCACTGT